AGGCACCCAGTTTTCCGTTCAATATACTGTAGGTGATCTTGTTAAACTTGTTGGAATCAATGAAGAACGTAAAGTTTCCGCAATTACCAATGCAACCTCCATGACAGTTACAGTACCTTTTGTTGCATCCGCAGCCGCTAATACCCACTCACGTAGATGGGAATATGCAGATGCTTTCGATAGTGAGCCCGTTACTTCAGCCCATGCCAAAAGAAATGGTGGAGAATATGATGAAATTCATATTGCTGTTGTGGATGAAGATGGGGAATTTACTGGAGCAAATAATACAGTAATTGAAACATATTCAGGATCAGTTGCCGCTGGATCTAAAGGAGAAGACGGACAGAGTATCTATTACAAAGATCTAGTTAATAGAATGTCAAAGAATCTCCGTTGGATGGATCATCACGCGGATGGTGATGCAGATACACTACTTGATGGTGGAACAACCGCTTGGGGTGGAGTCGCATCCGGAACATTTAATGGTAAAGGAATTATCGTTTCTGGAAGTTTAACTGGTGGAACCGCTGGAACTGCAGCAACTGCTGGAAATATTCAGACAGCTATGGATGAATTCAAAAATTCTGAAAAAGTAGATGTAACACTTCTGATGACAGCAGATGCAGATGCAGCAACCGCCATTCATGCAATTAATAATATTGCAGAATATCGTAAAGATTGTGTAGCATTTATTTCACCAACCCAAGCAAATGTTGTTAATAACTCAGGAAGTGAAGTTGATGATGTTATAGCATTCCGTAATTCAATGCCAAGTTCTTCATACGCTGTACTTGACTCTGGATGGAAATACATGTATGACAAATACAATGATGTATATCGTTACATTCCATTGAATGGTGATGTCGCTGGATGTTGTGCCTTTACAGATCAAGCCCGTGATCCTTTTTGGTCGCCTGCTGGAATCGATAGGGGTAATATTCGTAATGCCATCAAATTACCTTTTAATCCAAACAAAACTGATAGAGATAATCTTTATAAAAATGGTATTAATCCTGTTACAGCAATGCCGGGAAGTGGAATACTTCTTTTTGGAGATAAAACACTATTAGCAAAACCAAGTGCATTTGATCGTATCAATGTACGAAGGTTGTTTATCCTTTTGGAAAAATCCATTGCAGCAATGGCAAATTCCTTCTTGTTCGAATTCAACGATGAATTTACACGATCTCGATTCGTGGCAACCGTTGAGCCTTTCTTGAGAGATATTCAAGGGAGAGGTGGAGTTCAAAGTTTTGCTGTTGTCTGTGATGGAGGTAACAATCCACCAGATGTAGTAGATCGAAATGAATTTCGTGGAGATATCTATATTAAACCATCTCGATCAATTAACTTCATACAATTACAATTTGTTGCAGTTAGAAGCGGTGTCGAGTTCGAAGAAATTATTGGTGGATAACCATAAATAGTAGTATATAAATATATAAAAGATGGGGGAAGACGATGACTTTCGAAGGAAGTACTTGTAAAAAAGGCTTCCCCATCACATCTTTAATTTTAGTCATCGGAGAAAAAAAACAATGGCATTTAATATCGATACATTCACCGCAAAATTAGGTAAAGGTGGTGCATTAGGAAGTTTATTTGAATGTGAACTTACTTCTGCTAAAGGCTCAGGAAGCACTATTGGAGACTTCAAATTCATGTGTAAAGGTGCAGTACTTCCAGCTTCAACTATAGAGCCTGGAACTGTTACATACATGGGAAGAGCTTTACAAATTCCTGGTAATAGAGCTGCACAACAATTAAACACCGATGTTTACAATGATGAGGACATGGCAATTAGAAACCATATTGAAAATTGGATGGAGTTAATCAATTCTCATAAGGGAAATTCTAGAAATTCAGGTATGGCCGCTATTGGTAGTTATACAGGTTCTTTGAAGGTTAAACAACTTTCAAAGGAAGATGTTGGAACAGTTAAAACTTATGAATTTGTTGACTGTTGGCCTTCATCTTGTGCAGAAGTTCCCCTGTCATGGGAAACCAATGAAATTCAAACTTTTGCTATAACATGGGAATATAATTATTGGAAAACTATGGATTCCGCCGGAACAGTTATTGCTGGTAGTTAACAATTATTTGATTTATTATGAAAGAAACATATTTATATGGGAGTGGAGAAATCTACTCCCATTTCACCTATTAGGAAGAATGTATGGCAGTTGAATTATTTGGATTTTCTATAGGACGGGTTGACAAAGACGCAAAGAATAAAGAATCTTTTGCACTCCCAGAGCCAGAAGACGGGGCAGTTGAAATTGGTCCATCAGGAGGTGCATACGGTACGTATGTAGATCTTGAAGGTCATGCCAAAAATGAATTAGACTTAATTAGAAAATATAGGGAAATGGCAACATATCCCGAATGTGACCAAGCAATAGATGATGTTGTTAATGAGGCCGTTGTTACAAATAGGGAAAATTCTCCTGTCAGCATTAGCCTAGAAAAATCAAATCTATCAGATGATATTAAAGAAAAGGTAAAGTACGAATTTAAAGAACTGATTCGTTTGCTCGATTTTCGTAAAGTTGGTTATGAAATGTTTAAAAAGTGGTATGTTGATGGTAGATTGTATTTTCACATTATCATTGATAATAAAAACCCCAAACGTGGTATATTAGAACTACGTACAATAGACCCCCTAAAAATAAAAAAGATTAGAGAACCAAAAGTTGCTCAAGATGATCACGGCACAACAGTTATAGATCCTTCAGGATTTCAAGAGTATTATCTATTTAATGAAAGAGGAATTTCTGCTGCTCAATCTGGAGGTATGACAATTCAAATTGCTGCTGATTCTATCTCTTATGCACATTCTGGTATATTAGATCCCGATAGAAAATTAGTTTTAAGTCATCTACACAAAGCAATCAAACCCCTTAATCAATTACGAATGTTAGAAGATGCAGTTGTCATCTATCGTATCTCACGTGCTCCTGAACGTAGAATTTTCTACATTGATGTTGGTAATCTACCAAAGATCAAAGCAGAACAGTATCTACGTGATATCATGAGCAAATATAAGAATAAATTGGTATATGATTCCAATACTGGTGAGATTAAAGATGAACGTAAGCACATGAGTATGTTAGAGGACTACTGGCTTCCACGAAGAGAAGGTGGTAGAGGAACAGAGATTTCTACGTTACCGGGAGGGGAGAATCTTGGTGAATTGGCCGATGTTGATTACTTCAAAACAAAACTATACAAAGCACTCAATGTTCCCCCTTCACGGTTAGAACAAGACTCAGGCTTTATACTAGGACGAGCTGAAGAGATTTCAAGAGATGAAGTTAAATTTACTCGTTTCATTGAACGTTTGAGAGCTAGATTTAATATTTTGTTCGATGATCTCATAGAGAAACAGTTATTACTTAAAGGAATTGTTTCTTCTGCGGATTGGGGAGTTATAAGGGATAATATAGTATATGAGTGGGAATCAGATTCACACTTTGCAGAACTACAACAAGCAACAATGATGAGAGAACGGTTAGGTACGTTAGTAAATGATATGGGATATAGAGATGAAGTTGTTGGTAAGTATTTCTCTCAAGAATATATTAATAAGCACGTTCTTAAATTGTCTCAAGAACAAATAGATGATATGAAAGAACAGATTGCAGCAGAGAAAGCGGAAGCTGCGGCCGCTGAAGGTGGAGGAGAATCAGAAGATCAACAATGGGAATTTGATCCTTCAGCAAACAAGCCAGACTTAAAAGTGATTAGTAATTAAAATTTATAAATAGTATAAATATAACAGAAATAATAGAGGAAATTTATGTCTAATGAAACTACAATTGGTGATATCGTAGCATTTTCTAGATCAGATGACGCTGCAGGAGTAAAGTCCGCAATAGGTGATGTACTTCAACAAAAAGTGATGGTATCATTAGAAAGTAAGAAAAAGGATTTCGCAAAAACTTTTTTAACTAAACCAAATACAGACTCGAAAGAGCCGGAAAGTCAAGAGGAAGTAACGGATGGCAGCTGAATCACAAGTACTATTAGACACAGAAAAAAAATATATTGCTAAGTTCTTTTCCGATGCAAATGAATCGGATGTTAAGAAAATAGATTTATCGACACTTGCATGGGCAAAACATACAATGACCCTTTCTGGAGCAGCAAGTCCAAATTTTAAGATTGGCGAAGTAATAACAACCGCTGCTACTGAACATTTTCTTGTTACAGGTTTTACAGCCGGAGCATCCACAGTAGAAGTTGTTGGATGGGATAATACGAACAAAAAAGCAACAAGTATTCTAACTACTAGTT